GGTTATTCGCGACGACAGTTTTTTTTTAGCGACAGCCAAAATCTAATAGGGTAATAAACGCACTGTATGGCTACACAAAGAGAAGTTGCAGACCATTTGGATTTATCAGTCAAAAGAATCTCAGAATTGATTAGAGATGGTGTCCTGCCCTCAAAACAAGGTAGGAGTCCTTTAAATATAGATGTTTGCAGAGTTGCATACATTTCGTACCTTAGAAAGCTAGGCGGTTATCACAAAAGAAGTGGTAGTGGTGATATTGCAGAAGAGAAAACAAAACTAACTGCTGCTCAAGCTAGAAAAGCAGAACTAGAAGTAGAAGAGCTAGAAGGCAACTTAATACCAGCACAATTAGTTGAAGATACTTGGGTTGATTATGTTTCTAATGCAAGAGCAAAGCTATTAGGATTACCTTCAAGAATCGCACATCAGGTTATTACTGTAGATAAATATGCTGAAGCAGAATTGATATTAAAGGAACAAGTGCATGAAGCACTAAATGAGTTAGCACAAAATGGAATACCTCAAAAATATAGAAAAGGTGATACAGGAGACCAATCAGACATGGACTCCACCACCCAATCTGAAGATTAGTAATTGGTCTGATAACTACAGACGTTTATCTCCTGAGTCATCAGCAGAGGCTGGTGCTTGGAAAACTGATAGAGCACCATATCAAAGAGAGATAATGGATTCATTTAACGACCCTGATATTCAAAGAATAGTATTTATGAAGTCTGCTCAAGTTGGTGCTACTGAGATTCTATTAAATGTCATTGGCTATTACATAGACCAAGACCCATCACCAATGTTAATAATGCAACCTACATTACAAATGGCTCAAGCATTTAGTAAAGATAGACTTGCTACTATGATTCGTGATTCTGAAAAGATAAGAGATTGTGTTAAAGACCCAAGAAGTCGTGATTCAGGTAATACAGTTTTATCTAAGAAGTTTGCAGGTGGTAATCTAAACATAGTTGGTTCTAATTCTGCATCAGGACTTGCATCAAGACCAATAAGAATTGTACTGGCTGATGAGGTTGATAGATATGAACAATCAGCAGGAGCAGAAGGTGACCCAATATCACTTGCAACTAAAAGAACAACTACCTTTTGGAATAAAAAGATATATATGTGTTCTACTCCTACAATAAAAGGATTATCAAGAATAGAAACTGCTTTTGAAGAATCAGATAAACGCTATTATCATGTGCCTTGTCCTGAATGTAATGAGAAGCAAATATTAAAATGGAAGAATGTAGTTTGGGAAGATGATAAACCCGAAACAGCTACTTATGCTTGCGAACATTGTGGTTCAGTTATAGATGAAGCAAAAAAACAATGGATGTTAAAACATGGTGAATGGATAGCATCCGCTCCTAAATCAGATACAGCAGGATTCCATATATCAGAGTTATATTCTGTTTGGTCTACTTGGTCAGATATGGCTAAATCATTTCTTGAAGCTAAAAAGAATCCTGAGATGTTAAAGACTTGGATAAATACTGCTCTTGGCGAATCTTGGGAAGAACAAGGCGATGCTGTTGACCATGAAACATTATTAAGTAGAAGATTAAACTATGATTACACTACTATCCCTGAAGATGTTTTAGTTCTAACTGCTGGTGTTGATACTCAGAAGGATAGATTAGAACTGCAATTAGTTGGATGGGGTAAGAACTATGAAGCATGGGTGTGTGACTATAAGATATTTTGGGGAGACCCAAATGCTATGAATGTTTGGTCAGACCTAGATGCTTATCTTAAGAAAAGATTTAAAACTGAATCTGAAAGATTAATACCAATATCTTGTTGCACCATTGACTCAGGTGGACATCATACGAATATGGTTTATCAATTTACTAAACCAAGACAAGCTAGAAGAATATTTGCAATTAAAGGTTTATCAACAGCAGGTAAACCAATAGCAAATAGACCTACATTTGTAGGAAAAAATAAAGCTGTTCTCTATGGTGTTGGTTCTGATAGTGCAAAAGAAGCTATCTTTGCTAGACTATCTACCGAACCTGACACAACTACTTTGCATTTTTGCTCAGACCTAGATGAAGAATACTTTAAGCAGCTTACAGCAGAGAAAAGAATCACTAAGTTTGTAAGAGGAAGAAAAACTCTTGCTTGGAAGCAGATAAGACCAAGAAATGAAGCATTAGATACATTGGTATATAACTTTGCTGCTATCTATATCCTGAATCCTAACTATGATTCTATTGAGAACAAAATATTAACTCAAGAGTCAAAACCAAGAGAAAAAACACAAAATAGACCACAAAAAGGCATAAATAGAGGTAATTTTGCTACTTCTTGGAAATAATTGCACTTATTTTGCTAAAACTATAGATATTTATATATTTATATATATAATTCTAAGTATGTTAAACAAAAAGGAGTCAAACATGAAACACTTAAAAAAAGAAACAATACTAAACTTAATATCAAATAAGATGAATTTAATCACATCTTATAAAAGAGCAAGACAGATACCTAAATATATTTGGGTAGAGGCTTTACAACAATTAAGCATGGCAGATAAGCATGTAAGAAATAATGAGTATTCCTTAGCTTATGCATCAATGGTTGCTTTTCAAAAGGTATACACGAACTATGCTAATGGTGACTATACTTCAAGAAAACCAAGTGTAAACAAACACTACTGGGATGAGCTTAGTGGACAGCAAATAAAAATGCTAATTAGTGTTATTTGCAATAATGTAACTTTATTTGATGAGATTAAAGTTGGGGTTAGGTTTATAGACTATGAAAGAAAGTTTGAAGTTACTAAAGTAGCAGCATAATCCTACTCAAAACCTCTAAGGCTCTTAATTGAGCCTTTTTTATTTTTTCCCTTTTTGATATTGACAATAGCCTATTGCACATTAGTGTTAGATGTAGATATATCTAAAACATTTATGAGGTTTTTGCTTGAGCAACAAATTTGATTCAACAAATTATCCATCCCAAGTTCCTACTGAACTTCAGTTGGGAGACTATTGGGCATGGAAAAGAGAAGATTTAGCTAACGATTATCCAGTAGCAGATTATTCATTATCTTATGAATTTAATCTTGTAGATGGAAGCACTGCTTCTAACTTTACATTAACTGCAACTGAGTCAGGTGATACTTACCTAATCGAAGCTACTAATACATCTTCTTATGCAAAAGGTAATTACAATTGGGTTTCTTATATAACTAGAACTTCTGATTCTGCAAGAGTCAAATTAGAAGAAGGTTTTGTAGAAGTCCAAGATAATTATGCAACTACATCTGCTTCAGTTAGAAGTCATGCAAAGATTGTTTTAGATAGCATCGAAGCAGTTATTGAGAATAGAGCAAATATTGACCAATCATCTATGTCTATAGCTGGTAGGTCTTTATCAAGAATGTCTATAGACGAACTATTAACTTTTAGAGATAGATACAAAGCTGAATATCTTAAAGAAGTTAAAATACAAAGAATTAAAAATAAACGTGGGTCAGGAAATACTATCAAAGTTAATTTTGGTAAAGTTGCTGGCTCAACTCCTAAGAGTTACACATAATGGCATGGTATAACAGAATATTAGGTATTAACGAACCTAAGAAAAAGAAAAGACAAGCATATAGAAGAAGCTATACAGGAGCTAACACTGGAAGATTGTTTGCAGATTTTGTTACCACATCTACAAGTGCTGATGCTGAAATAAAAGATAACATAAGAATTCTAAGAGATAGAGCAAGAGAATTAGCAAGAAACGATAGCTATATTGCTAGATACTTAAACCTGATGGTATCTAATGTTATCGGTAAGCATGGCATAAGAGTTAGCTCTAAGGCTAGGAACGATAATGGTTCTCTAGACATTGGAGCTAACCTGCTCATTGAACGTGCTTGGAGAGAATGGGGTCAAGTCGGAAGTTGCACAACTAATGGCAGACTATCATTCTTAGATTGTCAGAAAATATTTGTTGAATCTCTATGTAGAGATGGTGAAGTATTAATCAGGAAAATAAAAGATAGCAATTCTCCTTTTGGTTTCCAGTTACAGTTTTTAGAAGCAGACCATTTAGATGAAAATAAAAATGATGTTTATAAAGCTACTGGCAACAAAGTTAAAATGGGTGTTGAAGTAGATAAGTATGACAGACCAGTTGCTTATCATTTATATAAAGACCATCCCTACGATAGAGTTTATTTAAGTCAAGCACAACACATTAGAGTTCCTGCTGATGAAATTATCCATGCTTACCTACCTACTAGAGCAGAACAAACTAGAGGTGTTTCTTTGGTTGCTACAGCTATGGCTAATGTGAAAATGCTAAATGGATATCTTGAGGCTGAAATCGTTGCCGCAAGAGTCGGAGCTTCTAAGATGGGTTTCTTTACATCTCCTGATGGTGATGGATATGTTGGTGATGGTGAATATGAAGATACATTTAATCCAACAATGAACGCACAAGCTGGTGTATTTGAACAACTACCTCAAGGTATGGACTTTAAAGCATTTGACCCTACCCATCCAACATCTGCTTTTGATTCATTTACAACAAGTGTTTTAAGAAGTATCGCATCAGGTTTAAATATTTCTTATCATTCATTATCTAATGATTTAACTTCAGTTAATTATTCTTCAATAAGACAAGGTGCTTTAGAAGATAGAAGTATGTATCAGATAT